CTACGGCCGCCAGTTCCGCTGCGCGCCCGTGCCGCAGGATCGCGGTCTCTTCCTCGGTGTCGCTGATAATCGCAGCGCGTCGCCGCTCGAAGAATTCCTGGCGGGAGAGTTCGCCGGTGTCGAACAACTCCTTGTCGATCTGCTCGCTCTGCTTCGCGTAGGCGCGATGCAGCGTGAGCTCGTCCTGCAGTTGCTTCTCGAGGAGGGACAGTGCGGCCTTCGCCGCGGCATCGGTCGGCGGAGCGGCAGCGATGATCTCCGGCGCTTCGCTCTGCTTCTCCGGCCGGAGCCGTGCGATGCGTTCCTTCTTCCGCCGCGCCTCCTCCTCATCAGACGGGAACAGATTCGCGTAGTCGGCTTTGAAACTGTCCCCGAGCGATTTGTAGATGGCCTTCTGGCGGTCCACTTCATCGGAGACGATGCCCGTCGTGTTCTTGAGCCCTATCTTCAGCGTGCCGAATGCTTCAGAAATGTGACCATGAGCTGCCTGTCCCGTGGCAGAGAAAACAGTGTCCGCGGCGTTCGCTATTTCCCTGAACTCCGCCTGGAAGAGTTCCGCGATGCTTCCCACGACGGTCCCGATGGTTTGGCCGAGACCCAGGAAAACGAGAGCGATGGCGCGTACTACGTTCCCGGCATCCTTGCCGATGTCCTCGAAACCGACGCCGCCCTGCGTCAGAGAAGTGACAAGCGCCTCGCCGACGTCGGAGATCGCCGGGAGCAGGCCCGCCTCGAACTGCGTCGCCATGCCCTTCCCGACGTCCTCGAGTTCCTGCATGGAGGCCTTCGCGGACCGGAACGCATCGGTTGTCTCCTGATCGAGGAGCAGGCCGAGCTTTGATACCGATGCGGTGACCTTGTCGAAACCCTCGCCGGCGATGGCGTTCGCGACGGGGATGAATTCCGCGCCGCCCCTCGAGAAGATGAGCTGCGTCGCCGTGGCCTTCTGGAAACTTGCGGACATCGCTCCGAGCCGTTCGGTCACGAGCGCGATTTTCTGATCCGGCTTGAGTCCCTGGAAATCTTTCTGGGTGATGTTGAGGAGCTGGAAACCCTTCGCGGCTTTCGCACTACCCTGCTCGAATTCGGTGATGGACTTCGCGCCCCTGGTGAGAGCCTTATCGACCGCCTCGGTCGCGACACCGGTCTCCTCGGCGACGTGGTGAAACACGCTCAGGGTTTGCGTGGTCAGCCCGGTCTTGTCCGCCATCTTCCCGATGTTGACGGCGGAGTCGAACGCATCCTTTCCGATGCGTCCGAGTTCTATGGCGCCGGCGGCGGCGACGATTCCCTGGAAGGCTTTTGCGAGAGAGAAACCGGAAGATGCCGTCTCGTCCTGCTGTTTTTTTAGGCCCTTGAGCTGGCTGGTGAGTTCCTTGATAGCGGACGCGACGCCGGTATCCTCGGCGGTCAGTTTGACTTTGATTTCTGGAGCGTCAGCCATTTAACCCCTCAGAACCCGCGGGATCGAAGGCGGGTCCGTCTTTCTGCGCTGGTGTGGAGCGAGTGCGCTCCAGACAAGCAAGTCAAGTGTGTAGCTCTTCCGCGCTGCAACCCTCAGGCATTCCACGTAGGCGAGCAAGAGGTCCCGGAGCGGCCAGTCCATTGCTTTTCTGATCTGCTCAAGATCGTGATGAGCGACCTCCCGTATCAGCGGTGTGAAGTCTCCGAAGTCGGAGCCGCGTTCTCTGTAGGGGGGACCCTTGCGCTCCGGCTCGAAGATTTCTGGGAAGTCTTCGATAATGGTTCCCCTGACATAAAAAAATTGATGACAAACGTCACGATGGAAGAGCGCATGACCGTCTTCTCGGTAGCGTCCGTGATTCCCGCGAAGCGCGCCGCATTGGCGTCGGCGTCCCCGCGGGACCACACTTTCCCGTCCTCGGTGACCAAACCGGCCAGGATGTAGTACGTCCTGCCAGAGAGATAAATCCGCGTTAACAGATCTTCCGCGCGCTTCGCTGGCGTGCGCTTGACGCCGTCGAGTTCGCTGAGGACGTCCATTGCGCCGGAAAGCCGGAGATGCGCGATGACGTAATCGTCCTGGTTGGCGGTGAGAGCTTGCGAGACGGGATGGAACCTTCTTCCGTCGAGCGTGATGGTTTCGAGCATTTGTCCTCCGGGACGGGATTGCCGCCCGCTAACTTCACGGAACGGGGAGCAGCGAACTACGCCACTCCCCGCCCGTTTCCTACTAGAAGATCTGGCGGCCAGCGGTGGCAGTCAGCGCACCACGCCAGTCCCCTAGTAGAACGTGTACTGGAAGAACGGCGACAGGGGATGATTCGCTGTGTCGTCCAGAATCTGGCCGTCGAGCGTCCAATTCCCATAGTCGTCGGCGATGAGTCCGACCTGCCCGTTCGGGTTGAGGTTCAGGCGCCAGACATCGACGCCGATCTTCTGCCCGTCGACCGGGTCGGGAACAAAAACGAGATGCCCCTGCTGATGCGGTACCGTCGCGCCCGCAACCTGATCGAAGCTGCCCACGAGGGTGTGATAGGTCATCGTGACGGTGAAGCCGGAGACGATGCCGGAACCCGCCGGAATGTAAACCAGTCCCGCGACCGGATCGGCCAGGACGTAGTCCGTTCCCGCCACGAGCGTGACGGCGTTCTGCGTCAGCACCGGAGCGGTAGTCGTCGGGTCGTAATTCGGATTGAGCACCCGGAAGTAGCGGCCCTTGGCGTTCGCCGCCTGCGCGACGGTGATGAGCACCTCGCTAGTGAACGTCGTGGCAGTCGTCGCCAGCGTCGTCTTCCCCGAGGCCATCGCCGTGATAGCCATGTGGTCGGCGGAGAAATCCGTGCCGGTGATGACGAGTTTCGGCTGGCGCTTTGACACCGCCGTGGCGATGAGCGTCACGCTCTTGTTCAGCGACTGGTAGAGCTCCTTGATGTCGTCTTTCAAGTCGAGCTCGAACTTGGTGCAATTCCCGAGGTGCCGCAGTCCCGTCGGGAGTCCGGCCGCGTCGAAAATATCGAACAGGATCGAACCCTTTCCGAGCATGGGGACGTGAGCGATCGGATATTTGAGTCCTGGCATTTTGTCCTCCTAAGACTTTGAAGTCGGATCGAGCCTGCTCGTCCGGTACTTGATGGTGATGCTCCACTTTGCCGCGGCGACCGGAGTGTCGGCCTCGCGGGAAGTCCAAACCGTGCGACCTTCCTCGACGCCGCTGGCAAGACCGCCGAACTTCTCGTCCGCCCTCACCGCCGATGCAGCCCACACGAGCACCGGGTCCAGCGCCTGATCAACGGAGACGCCACTCGAACCCGCGGCTCGACATTCGATTGACAGCGAAAGCTGCCGCTCGGTTAACGGAGCGGCATACATCTGCTGCGCTAAAGGCTTCGGGACGTCGTCGTCCGCATAAACCAAGATCGCCGGGAGCGAATCGTTTTCGATTGGCCGCGTCCGCTCGCGGTGAACCGTCAGTCCCGTGATCCCGCTCGAGCCGTTGAGCGCGGCCATGAGAGCAACAACGATCTGTTCGCGAATCGAAGTCGGCACTCATCCCCCTAATCCCGAATCGCATGCGCGTGAAGCACGATCACGTCGCCAGGTGTTCCGACACCGCCGATACCCACGGTTATCTTGTCGACCGTCCGGCTGAATCCGTCGATGAAGTAATTATTTACATCTGCCGGAGGGACCACTTCGATGTTCTGGTCGCTCGTGTAATTCAGGTCCTGGAACGGCGTGTCCCACACGGCATCGAGATGAAATCCCGTGTTGAAATCATCGTCGGCCGTCACGAGGTGCTCGACCCGTTTCGTTTTTATGATCCGGGCGGAGCCAGCCGGTGTTTTGTCGGACATCTTGCCTCCTACACTCCGAGCAATAACTTCGTGAGACCGCCGTCGCTCTCGCGGAGCCGCTCGCGCACCGTGAAATTCTTGCTATTCACCACGACGGCATCCCCGATCTTCGCCGCCGGGAAAGCGGACGATTGAACCGTCAGCGTCGTGGCCGTGGCCACGACCTCGCCGCGGTTCACGTCCTGCACGATGATCTGATCCGCCTCGTCGAGCAAACCGATGCCGCCCACTCCCCCGACGGTGACGGTGATACCCATGTCCTTCAGCAGCGCAGGGATATCGGCGTCGCCAAAAGCCGGAGCAGTGGACGGCGTCGGCATTTACTTCTCCTTCGGCCTCGGACCGGAGATGCGCCGCGGAGCCGGTTCGCGATTCTCCGGCCGCTCCATACGGTCGACAATCGTGGGACCGGTTTCGGGTTCATCGCCTTCCTCGAGATGCAGGACAGCGGAGCCTTCGCCGATGAGTCGGTTCGCGAGACCTCTTTGGACCTCGTGGACTTCTCCTTCTTCCGCGTCCTCGCCGGCTAGGACGATAGACCGCAGTAGCTTGATTTTTTTCGTATCTCCTGCCATGAGACCTTCTCCTTTTCTGCGACGTAGCGGGCGGAGGTTGAGTTCCGCCCGCGAACGCCGCCACACCCGCGCCCTACCAGACACGGGAGAAGAAAACTATGTGGTGATGACGTACTTCGCGAGCACGAACGCCGTCGGATACTTCAACGTCACGTCGGTGAGCATGAACGTGGTGAGCTCGATCATCCCCTGCTTCTTCAAGCGATAGGGATCGACAACTAGCTCGAAGCCGCTGCCCCACATGCCGATGATCATCGTTTCGAAAACGCCGCGAATCAGCGTCGACAGCGTCGCGCCGCTCGTGCCCTTGGTGTTATTGCTCGGGACCGAGTTCGACGATGCCGCCCGGTAGCCGTCCACGGTGTTGTCGTCAGCCCAGATCGGGAGCGCGATGGTATTCGCGAGCTTGCCGAGTCTCTTCAGTTTCGACTTGCACTTCGGCGTAGTGAGCCATGCGCCCTCGCCGAGCTGGTCGGTGTTCGCATCCTCGAGCTTCT